CCATCTCCTATGATTTCCGTCCACTTGCTTCCGTCTATCTGATCGGCTTTGTCCATTGCTTCCTCTTCGCTATTCGCCATCACCTCAAGCTCGTAGTGGCTTATACTGTTTGCAGATACTATATATTTTTTCATTTTGTGTTTTCTCCTTTTTAGTCAACGTATGGGAAAGACAAGTTCGCGTCATCCCATGGTTTAATTGTGATTATGTAGTGGATGCGATTGACAAAGTGATACCCCGCGACAATCGTCGGAACTCCATTGTCATCGTCCAGCAATGTCCAAACGTGCTTATTGTCTTGAGTACCCACAAAGGCGATGTCTTCGCCGTACGTCTCAAACGCCATGCTGCCCTCCTCTCGCATTACTGGAAGATAGTCATCTATGCTTTCTTTTTGTTTTTTTGTTTTATTCATTTTTTCCTCTCTTCTCTCCATATAGAACATCAGCAGTTGCACTCAGCACCTCCCAATTGATTCCCACGTTGGCATCGTGATTCTTCTTTACGCTTCGCAGCACTTCAAAAGCCTGATCACTATCTAGGTCAGGCCTTACGTCCAATACGTCTGCGATATGCCAAGTCACGGAAATTGACATACCATTGCTTTCTTTTTTCATTTTGTGTTTTCCTTTTCTTTTCTTATCTCCGCGCTCCATTCCATCCCATTGCGCACCGCCCATCGTAGGGCGCGAGCGTAGGAAGTGAACCGCGCGAAGAATTGACCGCATGAGTTGTAGACGGCGTAGGTGTGATTAGTCATTTTGCCTCCTTTACTGAGGGTCGAATGCGTCACAATACGCCCTCGCCACTTCTTCGCCCGCATACCACGCAAGAGCGTTCGGAACTTGGGTTTTTGTTCCACGCCCCGCCAAGGCTTCTACAATTTCGGACTCGGTAGGCTTGCTATGTCTAAAGCAACCGAATCCCATAATCATCTCAACCAAACCCATCCCGAACTCCTTTGCCTGTTCCGAAGCCATTTCGAGAATCTCTTTCCTGTTCCGCTTGGCGAATGGTTCGGTTTCCGAGTAATAGATGAAGCCGTGAAAGCCTCCGTCAATCCCGCCTCGGCAAACATCGGGGGCGGATTCCCTGAATGATTCCCACCCGCCCATTTGACGGACTACCGCCCTAACGAGGGATTCGGGAATGTTGGTTGATTCGATTAGGTTTGCGAGACTTGGTTTTTGTGTTGTGGTTGTCATGTTTTGTTTTCTTTCTTTTGTTTAATTTTTGCCAAAGTATCCCAACGCCATAAATACAGCGCAGGGAGAGAGGAGAATAGTAACTAGAATAAACTCGATCATTTTGATTCCTCGGTTACTTGCGTCACAAAGTAAGTCGCAAACCTTCCAGAGAAAGATATGCGCTTGCCAAGCATCTTTTTGAATTGATTCTGCGCGCTTCTAAGGCTTTTTGCGCTTACGCTCAATACTGGAGAGATGATAGTTTCAGGAAAGTCACCGAAACCATACTCAGGAGTGTTTTCGCTTTTATAACTTCTCCTATACAGAGTGTAAGGTTGAAGTGTATTATCACGAGCGTCTCGTACCGCGCTCGCTTCGGTGTCGGTTTGTGTGCTATTCATAGAAGCAAGATAATGCCATCGGACGGAATAAGCAATACTTTCTTTTCGCTTCAGATAAGGTATAAGTGCAACTTATATGGATGAAAAAAGCGCACCTCCTAGCGCACCGATAGAAAAGGCTAAGAACGGGCGCGATATATTTACGGACAAAATTGCGGATGAAATTGTGGCAGCTTGTGGGAGTGGATTTACACTCGAAAAGGCGGGCGCACTTGTGGGCGTTAATCCTTCCACCATTCGTACATGGGCGCAAAGGAAGCCTGATTTCGGCAAACGAGTGGAGACGGCTCGCAAAAAGCATGAACTGTCTCTACTGCGGGATGTTCAGCTTGCGGGGGAGAAATCATGGCAAGCGAAAGCATGGATTTTAGAGCGTGGCTATAATTGGGCGCAACCCAGTGCGCGGCTGGCAGTTACGCAGGAACACACGTACGGCATCAGCGGGAATCTAGCTCAACTTCTCGCAGGCATAGCAGGCAAAAAGAAAGCGCAAGTAATTGAGTGTAAAGATGTTACCAACAAAACATTGCATACAATTCGAGACAATAGCTATTGTGCGACAGATGCTACGCAAACTATTGTAACCACAACGCCAAAAGTTTTGGGGAAGGTGCGTCATCGTCGCATGAGAACACGCAAACCACGGGCTGAGTCGCTGGCCAAGTACACCACCACGCCCCCCGCCAGCCCCCCAGCCCCCGTTTAATACGCATATACCCCCCCAAATTATTGTGGCTCAAAACAAAAAGAGGTCTTAAACATCACCTATGCCAAAGCCTCCAAAACGCAGTCAAGAAGAGATACTAGAAGACCTTGCTAAACCAGCCGCATTCGCCGCTAACGTATTGGGCATCAATCTTTATGACTGGCAAAGAAAGGTATTACGCGATTTAGAGCCAAAGGACTGTCGCGTAGCCCTGCGTGCAGCCAACGGCTCTGGCAAGACCAGCACCGTCATTTCGGCTATTTTGATATGGCACGCGCTCGTTTACCAGCGTTCCATCGCCGTAACCACAGCGGGCGTATTCCGCCAAGTAGAAAGCCAACTCTGGCCTAGCCTTCGCAATCACATTGCCAAGCTCGGTGGTGCGTGGGAGGTGACATCTGGCGAGATCCGCTACCTCCACCCCAACGGCAACACAAGTCGCATTATCGGCTATTCAGCGACTGACCCAGGGCGTGCTGAAGGCTGGCACGCTGAAGACCACGAATGCCATCCATTGCTTATGGTGGTGGACGAAGCCAAGACCGTAGCCGACCCCCTGTTTGAGGCGATCAGCCGATGCCAACCAACCCGCCTGCTAATTGCATCCAGCCCAGGCGGGACTAGCGGTGCGTTCTACCGCGCCTTTACTAAGGAGGCGAATATGTGGAGCAAGCACGCAGTCACAGCCTTTGACTGCCCCCACATCACGCAAGCTCAAATTGACGAAGTAACCCAACGTTACGGCGAGAAGCACCCGCTGACCCGATCCATGATCTACGGCGAGTTTGTTGACATAGGCGCAGAAAGCTTGGTTATCAACCTCACCCAGCTACAAAACTGCCACAACACGCCACCAAGATTCAGACCAGGCGTACGCATAGCAGGGGTGGACTTTGCAGCGGGGGGCGATCAGAACGTGATCTGCATAAGTGACGGAAACAAGATTCTACCCATGATTGCTTGGCGTGAGAAAGACACGATGGCAGCGGTTGGCAGGTTTATAGTCGAGTTTAAGAAGGCTGGGCTGGAAGCCAACAACATCTACGCTGACGCAAGCGGGATGGGGATGGTCATGTGCGATGCCTTGGCTGAGTCTGGCTGGGTAGTCAATCGGGTAAACTTTGGGGCTACGGCGTATGACAACAATGCGTATACCAATCGGTCTGCTGAGATGTGGTACAACATGGCAAAGAAGATTGAGGATGCTGAGATCATACTGCCAGAGGACGAGGACTTGACCGCACAATTGACCTGCAGGCGTACAATCACCAACAGCAAGGGCAAGCTGGGCGTGGAGTCTAAAGACTCAATGCGTGCCAGAGGCATAGCCTCACCCGATAGGGCTGACGCGCTGGCCTTGTGCCTCAGTAGCTCAAATAGCGGTCTTGACTTGACATTTCAGATAGAGCGTCCAACTTGGAAGTCACTTCAAGAAATGATGGTGGCACACGACCCCGTCATGGCTGGATTTGACCCAGGAGGATAAACATTATGAATATATGGAACTGGATTACCGCTAATTGGCAAGAGATCGTAGCCGCTGTTGGTGGCATCGTTCTTGCAGCTCGCATCATTGTTAAGCTCACACCGACACCCGCTGACGATTCATTCTTGGAAAAGATCGTTAACTTCCTAAAGACAGTCGGGCTGAATATCAAATAAGTTTATTTGTGCTGCGTGCAATCCTTGAGATCATCGCAGCCGTGTTTCGCATCATTCCAGGGTGGAAAGAGAAGCGAACACAAAGCCTTGAAAACGATTGGCGCAAGAATCGTGATGCTATTGACAGCGATCTGCGCGGTGATTCTTGGTGGTTGCACAACAACGACACCAGTGACAAACACGACAGGGGCAGTTGAGTCCTTAATGCAAGATGAAAACTATTCTTCTGTCCGTACTGCTGATCCAAAAGTTCGCGCTTGGGCCAAGCGTGCTTTACATTACGTCAACGATCTATCGTTTGAACTGAGCAGAGAAAGACAAAAATGAACGCTAAAGATACACGCCGTACAGATTATTACACAAGGATCATTGACGCGCTTAACCAGCGTGAGACTTGGGAGAATCGCCAGCGGTTGTTCTACCAAGCTCGCTACTTTGGTGTGCGCCGCAAGGTCAAGCCTTGGCCTACAGCCGCCGACCTGCACGTCCAGTTAATCGACACAGCCATTGAGAAGTTAAAGCCTTCCTTCGTCAACAGCGCAATTGGCAACGATATTCTTTCCAGCTTCGTGCCGATGCGCCAGCAGTTAGCTCCGCTGACCGTATCAGCCGAGCGTTACTTTGATTACCAGATGCGTGAGCGCACCAATTTCCAGAAAGAGATTGTCTCGGTCATTGATAACATTTTGCTCTATGGGCGTGGCGTATCCAAGGTAATCTGGAACGAGGACAAGAAGCGTATTGATTTTGAGGCGATTGACCCCTTCCACATTATCGTACCTTCCTATACCAAGGAGTTCAAAGATGCCGATTTCATTGTTCACATCATCTCAACAAGTGTCGATTCCTATAAGGCAAATCCCCTTTACAAGCAGGACGATGATTTCATCAAAATCATTTCTGGTAAACCCTCGAAATCAGTGGGCTTACGAAGTGAGATTCAAGACGAAATTTACCGCCGTGAAGGAATTACTCAAGAAGCTGAGAATGACCGTATTATCCTTTGGGAGATGTACACTCCTTCCGAGGACGGATGGCGGGTTGAAACATATAGTCCGCTGGTAATTGACCAAGATGTACGCAAACCTTTCACGCTACCCTACCGACACGGCGAGCCACCTTTCGTAGATTTCCCCTATGAGGTAACAGGGGGCGGTTGGTACAGTCCCAGAGGAGTCGCAGAAATTCTCCTCCCTGGCGAGAACCTGCTGAATAAACTAAAGAACAGCCTCTCGGATTACGTCGAACTGGCCAACCGACCCGTCTTTGAAGCGCAGAATCCCATCTCGTTAAATACGTCCAACCTCAAGATGCAGCCTGGGCAGATCCTGCCCCAAGGGCTAAAGCCCGTTCAGTTCAGCCAGCCTCCCTTCGACTTCCAGAAACTAATGCTCGAAGAGCGTTTACTGGCCGAGCAACGGATGGGTAATCCAGACTTTGGCGCAGGCTCGCAGTACCAAGTCTCAGACCGCAAGACGGCAACTGAAGTCCAAGCCTTGCAAGCGCAGTCAGCCGCCTCTGGCGATTTGCGCAATCGCATGTTTAGGATGGGGTTGGCACATCTATTCAAGCAGTGCTGGTCGCTTTACACGCAGTACAACAAGAAAGACTTGATGTATCGGTATGCCGAAGAGACTGGCACGATGCCACCCGAAGGTATCCATGACGAGTATTCGATTGAGCCGAAGGGTGGACTGGACTTTATCAACCGCCAGTTTGCTTTGCAGAAGTCAGTAGCGCGGATGCAAATGTTCCAAAATAATCCTTTCGTTAACCAAGGCGAACTGGTTAAATCAGTGCTTGAACAAGACGATCCCTCGCTGGTCCGCAGACTCTTCCAAGATCCAAACGCAGCCTCTGGCGATCAAGCTGAAGATCAAGCGACTGAAATTGCGACCATGCTTGCGACTGGATTCCCCGTTGCCATCAAGCCTAGCGATGACCACAAGGCGCATATATCCGTTCTCTTCGCGTTTAATCAAGCGGCTCAACAGCGGCAACAAGCGGTCGATCAGAGCGCAATGCAAGTTCTGATGGCACATTTACAACAACACTTGCAGGCGTTAGAGCAAGTTGATCCCAACACATCCCGCGCTATCCAGAAACAGCTTCGTGATGCAGGCAAGGCTCAAGTGCAACAGCAGGGGCAACAACTGCCACCTGAAGCGATGCAAGGCCAAGCACCAGCACCGATGGCGGGTTGAAAGTACCCGTAATGCGGAATGCCTTCCAAGCGGAAGGTTTAACAAAACTGTGTGAGTGGGCGAACGAGGCGGGTGCGAATGGTAGGGCGGTTGAGATTGGGTCTTACAGCGGGGAAGGTACGGTGGTTATTGCTAAACATTTCAAGGAGGTTATGGCGGTTGATCCTTGGCTAAATGGGTATGATATTAACGATAGGGCAAGTCAGCAATGCCCGATGAAGTTTGTTTTTGAGGCATTCCAAGAGCGCACAACCCCACTTGGCAATGTTCTATACAGCAGGGGTAAAAGCCTAGACGCGCTCCAATTCTTCAAGGATGGCGAGCTAGACCTAGTTTACATAGACGGAGACCATAGGTACGAAGGCGTGCTGGCAGACTTAAATGGCTGGAGGCCAAAGCTTAGGGCTGGCGGGATAATGGCTGGGCATGACTGGAGTTTTAAGGCTGTGCAAAAGGCATTGGTTGAGGTATTCAAGGACAAGGAAGCAGTCCTATTTCAGGGCGATTCTTGGGCAATAAAACTATGAGAAAACTAAAAGCAATACTGGCGTTCATTCGGGATCAAGAATGGGTCAACGAGCCCAAGTGGGAAGATGAGGACGAGAAGGCGTGGACTGGATTCTTGTCAACCCCAACAGGACAGAAGCTAAGTTTAATTTTGCTTAACCTAACCCTACGTCAAAACGCCTCTGCGGTAATGAAGAAACCAGAGGAACTTGCAGACGCGTGTGGACGTGCTAAAGGTTTCCGTGGTTGTGTAGCGACCTTAGAATCGCTCGCATCCCAAAAACTTAACTCCGCCATTCCAGGCTATGGGGATGGATCGGATGAACCAGTAGCCGACTAACCTTGAGGTAGAATGACTCCCTACCCACAAGCGTAAGAAAGGGTCAAAATGGCAGATTCAATGGAAGTTACTGAACTGGATATGCTGAAACTTGCGGCGGCAGCCGATGCGGGACTGGAAACAGTTCCTAAGGAAGAACCGAAAGTTGAAGCAAAAACAGAGGTAAGTTCAAGCGGAGATAACGAGCAGACACCCGCGCCTGCTGGAAAAGCCGAAAAAACAAAACTTGAAACATCGGATGATGTTTCGTCTACCAAGGAGAAATCCAAGGAAGATAAAAGTTCTTTAACAACGCAACCTTCAGAAATCAAGTCGGAGTCGGCTTCCGAAAAGAAGCCAACCCGTTACGAGAAAGCTAAGTCGCGTCTTGAAAAGGAGTGGGAAGATGTCAGAGCCGAGAAAGCCAGAATCAAAACCGAGCGAGAACAAATCGAAGCGGCCAAGGTTCAAAGGCAGACTTCAGAAACTACTCAAGGCGAAACAAAGCAAAGCAGTCGCAAGTTTAGCGCGGAAGATTATCGGGAAGCAGCAAAGAGCTACCGTGATGAAGGCCGCGATGATCTTGCAAAACTCGCTGAAACCAAAGCCAGCGATATTGAAGTTGAGGACCGCAAGGAGATCGAGCAGAAAACTCAAGCTGAACTAAAATCATCTTGGGATAAAAACTTGCTCGAAGAGGTCGAGGCCAACCCCGATCTTAAAGACTCCAACAGCACCCTCTACAAGGCTGTCTCGGAAATGCTACAAAACCACGCCATCCTGCGTAACTACCCAGCGGGGATCAAGGATGCGGTTGGAATAGCAAAGGTGAAGCTCCAAGCGGAGACCGCCTCCGATTTGAAAAAGAAAGTTGCAGAGTATGAGTCAGAATTGGCTCAACTCAGAAAAGCGACTACCCCAGCGTCTGGACAGCCAACTGGTCCTGCCAAGACTAAAGCTTTTCACGAACTCTCGTTAGACGAGCAAGAACGTGAATTGATGAAAATGGCAAGCGAAGTTGACAGGGGTTGAGTAGTCATAACAAACAAGGATACTTAATTATATGGTAACTACTGGTTCAGTCAGCGCGCAGTTCCAAGCATACTTCTCGAAAGCATTGCTCGAACGCGCAATCCCATTGCTCCAGATGGAGCAATTCGCAATGAAAACCCCCTACCCGACCAAAACGGGTGGAAACAAA